ATCACTGGTGCCAAGGCATCGAACTTGGAGAAGGGTCCACGCAAGGTGTGGGCCATCAACAACAAGGACGCCAAGGTCGAGCAGCTGGAGTTGGAGACGAACTTCACCGGTCCACTCGGCTACATGGAGTTGATCAAGCAGGCGATGCACGAACTGACAGGTGTCCCCGCGCAGGCCCTCGGCACCATGCAGCCGATCAGTAACACATCAGGTGTTGCGCTGACCGTGCAGTACCAGCCGTTGATGCTCAAGTTTGAGCGCAAGAAGGTGCAGTACACCCCGCTGTTCCAACGCATCAACGAGTTGATCATCCGTCATGCGTTCCTCTTCGCTCCCGAACTGACGGTGTACAACCCGATGCTCTCGGCAGCAGTGCTGAAGCCCGACCAGTTCCCCGAACTCGACCCGACGCTGCCGGTGTCATACCGCAGCTACGTCGATTGGCCCGCCCCGATGCCGATGGACAAGTTGATCAAGATCAACGAGATCCAAGCGATGATGGCGATGAACCTGGAGAGCCGCAAGGGTGCGTTGCGCGACCTCGGCTACGCCTTCCCCGATCAGAAGCTGCGTGAGATCTTTGAAGAGATGCTGGAGGACACCAAGCAGCAGGGTGCCCTCGACCTCATCCGCGGTCAGATCGCTGCCTTCACGATGATGGCCACCGGTATGACACCGGATGGTCAGCCGATGATGGGTGCCGACGCCGAGGGCAACCCGGTGCCGATGATGGGCCAGGTAGACCCCAACATGGCGCAGGAGCTACAGGGCATGGCATATGGCGTCATGCCGCCGCAGATGTCAGACTTCGACGAGCAAACAACGTGACGCTGGATACCTGGGTATCGCCCGCATACCTGCGTATCCAGTGTCAACGTGCTATAAGTATCACCACAGCAATTCCTTGGACAACGAGCAGGTGCATCGAATCATGACCATGCAGGACAACACGTCAGGCGATACCGGCAATGGCTTCATTGCAGGAGTTCAACCAGCGCAGCCGCGTCTCGCAGCTGACTGGGCACAAGGCACACCCGCACAGCAGGTGACGCAACAGCAACCAGTCCAAGTCGTCCCCCAACAAACGCAGCAACCGAGCAACGGTGTTGCACCACGGTGGACCGACGAGGATCTGGAGCGTGCTCGCCAGCAGGAGAAAGACAAGCTCTACGGACGGCTGGATGAAGTGCAGACGCAGATGCGTCAGTTCCAGGCCGAGCGTGAAGCGGAGCAGGCCGAGCGACAGCGCTTGGCAGACGAGGCTGCAGAAGCACTGCGGTCGAAGGAAGAGAGCGAGATGGAGATCCGTGATCTCTTGGCTCGCAGGGAGACTGAGTGGCAGCAGCAACTCACTCGCATGGAGCAGCGCTTCGATGCAGATCGAGCGGTGTTCGACAAGGAACGGGCATTCACCGAGGTGCAGACGTACCGACGTGACCGCATCGAGCAGGAGAGCGAGTACATCCTGCCCGAGCTACGCGAGTTCGTCACTGGCGACACGATTGAGGCAGTCGATGCCTCCATCGAAGTCATCAAGGCTCGCAGCGAACAGATCTTTGCCAACATGCAAGCGGCCAACCAGCAACTCCCACCCTTCCAGCAAGCACCAAGGGCCGCAAGCCCGACTGCCCCGCCTGTGGGGCCAATGGAGCAAATGCCGACCTACGAGACGTTGACGCCCGAGGACATCAAGGGCATGGACATGGAAACTTACAAGCGATACCGAACGCAACTCCTACAGGCAACCAGCCCACAGCGCCGCCCTCAGCGGTAGCTGACAAACGCAGGGCGCATGCGCCCTTTGCCATAAGGAGATACCAATGCCCGTAGGAACTGGCCTTGGTGGTGAACTCCCCACCGTATCCGGTATTACCGGTACGACGCGGATCGCCACAGGTGGCCCTTACTCACAGTACGTTGAGCCAGCTGGCTACAACGCCGTCACTGGAATGGACAACACCGGAGTCGGCTATGGCGCTTCGGTAGCCAGCGGCACTTCGATGATGGGTCCCGCGATCCAGACCATCTGGTCCAAGGAGATCTTGTTCCAGTCGATGCCTGTCCTCCGCTTTGAGCAGTTCGCTGTGAAGAAGACGGAACTGGGCACGATGCCGGGACTCACCGTCAACTTCATGCGCTACAACAACCTGCCGGTGCCCTCAGGGCCACTGGTCGAAGGTGTCCGCATGAAGACCCACGCGATCTCGGCCAACCAGTACACCATCACGGTTGCCGAGCAGGGCTTCGCCGTCGCCGTCTCCGAACTGCTGCTCAACGCATCGTTCGATGACATCATGGCGTCAGCTTCCCGTCTGCTCGGGCGCAACATGGCGCTGTACATGGACACCCAGGCTCGCCAGGCACTGACCCGCGCAGCGTCGGTCGTGTTCGGCTACCAGAAGCCCTCTGCGATCAACACCGGCTACGGCATCTACGAGGGTGGCACACCGGCACCCAACGTGGCCGCAGTCATCGCCTCCGGCCTCACCGCCGCAACGACCGACGACTACTACTTCACGCCGTACGCGGTGAAGGACGCAGTCGAAGTGCTCGCCGCCAAGAACATCCCGCGGCTCGGTGAGACGTACGTGTGCTTCATCCACCCGCACCAGTCACGCCGTCTGCGTGACACGCCGGAATGGATCGAAGTCACCAAGTACGCCGCCCCTGGCAACTTCATGCTGGGTGAGATCGGTCGCCTGGATGACGTCGTGTTCATCGAAACGACGCAGATCGCTGCGCCGGTTCAGGGCGTCGAGACGGACCCGTACATCCAGCTGCCTGGTGGCCTCAACACCGTTGCCGACCCGGCTGGGTACGACTGGCGTGGTGTCAACCTCGGCGCAACCGGCGTGACTGGCGATGCCTTCGGTGACATCGACAATGACCCCGACACCGCTGGTGTTCAGGCCGTCGCCAAGGTCGCACCGGTCGCTGGTGACCTGCAGTACCCGACCGGCGAAGTCGGCGTCCCAGGCTGGGGCGTGCCGTGGGGTCCGTACACAGGCGTTGGTGCCGGTGCCTACGAGGCCGTCATGATCGGTGACAACGCAGTCGGTCACGCCATCTCTCTCCCTGTGGAACTCCGCGACGGCGGCGTGCTCGACTTCGGTCGTGAGCACGCTCTGGCGTGGTACTCCATCTGGGGCTGGGGCGTGATCACCGAATCTTCCGTGGTGAAGATCATCACCAACTGATCAACCATTCGTGCAAGGGTCAGGGAGTCGATGCACATTGCTCCCTGGCCCTGCACCTTGGTATCACAACTAAGGAGGATTCATGAGTATCGTTGCAGTACACGGCCCGAACACCATGTACACCGGCACACCTGGGACTCCAGGCGGTCCTGGTGTTCCCAATCAGTCCACGCCTGCGGGCGCTACCGCCGTCCAGAGTCCCACCAACGGCTTGGTGGTCAACATGACTGCCACCGGCTCTCGGGTGGCCACCGACTACGCCTGGACGGCCAGTGCCAGTGGTGTGGCTGCTCCAGCGACGGGCAAGACCACCACGGTCACCTTCCCGGCTGGTGCTGCAGGCACTCCGCAGACCATCACGCTCACCGTGGCTGGCGCTGGTACACCGCCGCTTGCCAACGGCACCTACGTGACGACGGTGACGCCGGTCGTTGGCACGCCGCGCATGGTCGAGCGGGGCGTTGACGGCGGCGAAGAGTCGCAGCCCGAGGTCGATCCGCAAACTGGTCTGATCGATCAGACCGGTGACACCGACACTGACACCAACACGGTCTACGACTCCGATGCGTACGGCAACTTCATCCTTGCCGATCACAGCATCGCCGCAGTCAAGGACTTCCTCGGCCACTACGAACTCACCGACGAGAACATCGATGACCTGATCTCGGAGGAAGAGGAAGGGGCCAACCGGGTATCGCTCCTCGACTGGCTCAACACACTGAGGGCGTAGTCTCTCTGATACCGAGCTATCGAAGGAGAATCCATCGTGCCAAGCAAGCAGCAAACAGGCGAGGTCATACTCGACCCGAGCCTGGACCCCGATCTCAGCGAGGTCACTCGTCCATCAGATCTCGGCTTCGCCCCGAAGCCACGCGAGATCGAAGTGGATCTCATCGATGAGCCACCGCCCGAGTTGGGCAGTGACGGCATGGTCGAGATCCGCATGGCCGAAACCATCGAAGAGTTCACGTACGGCAATCCGCACATGATCTACAAGCTGGAGCAAGGCAAGCGTTACCGCGTTCCGGCCTACATCGCCTCGTATCTCCACGGCTTGGGGAAGCTCTACCAGCGCTCATAGGAGGGGTCGATGACTCGGCCAACAGTTCAACACGATGGGTTCCTCATCCCCAACGCCTCAGGGGTTCCGAACCCTCGGATGGCCGAGCCGGATCAGGTTGACTTCTCAACGATGACACAGCCCCTGTGGGGCGTGGTCGAAGGCTGCGAGATCTCTGTCTCAGGCTCGACCGCGACCACAGTGGGCGGCATCGCCATCATCAACGGTGCGATGATCCCGATCAACAACAGTCAGGTCGGGATCAACACAGGCGGTGACCAAGACAGGTTCGACCTCGTCGTGGCTGACGTTCAAGGTGTGATACGAGTGATCCGAGGGCAACCGGATCTCAACCCTGTGTTCCCCGATCCCGATGACGACGCCACTGTGCTCGCCGCTGTGTTCTGCCCAGCCGGTGAGGGCACGCTGACCGAGTACGTCATCGACAAGCGCAAGTTCGTCAGCAAGGCTCTGCTCACCAAGATCGCCTTCGATGCCGAACTGATCCGCAACACCAACGGAGGCTCCAACCACTTCCTGGTTCGCGGTGACGGCTGGACGACGTGGGAAACCGACACCTGGATGTGGCGCAGCGGCGAAGAGACGCTATCGGTCCACCGCAATCTCAACGTCGAGGCCAACATCGATGTCGGCGGGATGCTGGCGACGGTCGGTGACGTCATGGCTGGCGGCAACGTCTACGGTGACAACCTGCACTGGGACAGTGTCGCTCCCGTTGGAGTAGCACCGGGGACGATCTGGCAGGACAGCAACACTGGCCGGGTCTACATCTGGCGCAACGGTGGCTGGCAGGAGATGGCCACCGTCAATGGCACCGTCCCTGTCGGCACGATCATTCAGAGCCTGGAGACGGACACGGCCATGATGCGTGGCCGCGGCTGGGTGGCTGTCAACGGCCAGACGATCAATGAGACGGACTTCGCCGCCCTGTTCGGCCTGGCAGCACTGCAGCCCTACATCCAAGCTGGCGGCATCGCCGGTCAGCGGACGATGAAGCTCCCCGACGCCACCAACGTGGTGCTGATGCAGTCGTCATCACCTGGCGTCTTCGGCGGCAGCAACCAGTTCGTCCTCAAGACGGAGAACCTGCCCAAGCACAAGCACAACGTCAAGACGTCGCTGGCAGGCGCTGCAGCGCCAGGAGCGAGCCTCACACCGGCCCCTGCGCACGCGCACACCATCCCTGGCGGTACGGGCATGCACGGCCACGATGTGAGCGACCCAGGGCACGCTCACCATGGCTTCGATCTCGTCGGCAACGCCTCGCCGGTCATCGCCTTGATGTGGGGTGGCAACAACAAGATCGACGCCCTGTTCAACGACCGCAACCACACCTACTCGGTGGAAGCACTGGAGTGGACGATGCCAGCGAAGTCGAACATCGTGATCAACCCGGCGTACTCGGGTCACAGCCACACCATGGATCAGGCTGGTGGTCACACTCACAACGTCACGGTCGGCAACATCCCCAACCACACGCATCCAGTCACTGAGGATGACATTGGTAGTGCCGCTCCGATCTCATTCACTCCCGCCTTCCTCGGCGTCCTGACGTACATCCGGTCATGAGCGAGTACGTCGTCGCTCACCGGTTCGGGCAGGACATGCCGAGGCGTATCGCCAGCAGCGCGCCGATGTTGATGGAGGCCACTGACATGCTCCCAGGAGAGTTCACACTCCAGCCCGTCATACCCTTCTATCCAGGGGGCATCGTCTCGGGCAGCAACCCCAGCGGTGTCGTCCTCGACCCATTGTGGGAGGCAGGTCCCACCAAGTTCGACATCTCCTTCTACGAGGGTGATGATGTTGTGATACCGCTGTACCTGCAGGACCCGAACAACCCCGACATGGACATGAGTGACCAGTCGGAGTGGGAGTGGCACGCTCAGGTGCGGTTGCTCCCTCACCACAGTTCCACGCTCATCCATGACTTCAGCGTGGACTCGCAGTACTACCCACCGGGCACCTACGACCCGATCCTCGGCACCACGTTGGTGTCGATGTACCTGCCGCGAGAGATGAACCATCGTCACGGCGACTTCTCCTGGGAGTTGTATTCGATCAGCCCGTACGTCTACTCGCCCGAGTACCCACAGCCCGACGACTGGCCCGAGGATGAGATCTGGCCACCGACGACCAAGCTGCGCACCTGGCTGTACGGCGACTGCACGATCAAGATCCGCACCGGCTCCACTGACGAGTTCCCAGGTGAAGTGCATCGTACTGCCGGTCGTCGGTGGCCTCATCATGACGGTGGGGCCAAACGGCAGAGTGCCATGACCGACGTTGTGATACGGCCTCCTGACGAGAAGGACATCATCGTCAGGACGGACGTGCCAGCGCAGACGGTGATCGTCACCACCGAGCAGGATGTGATCTTGGATGCAGGGACGGCTGGCCCTCCCGGCCCTCCTGGTCCACCAGGTGCTGACGGCGTCGATGGTGTCGATGGTCTTCATGGGTTGCCGGGGGCACCGGGTGCTGAAGGTGCTCCTGGCGTCAACGGTGCTCCTGGTATCCCCGGTCCTCCCGGTGCTGACGGTCCACAAGGCATCCCTGGCTTGCAGGGTGCGCAGGGTCCCGCCGGTCCAGCAGGACAGTCGAGCGGTGCCTACCCGTTCAAGTGGAGCGTCAGCACGGTCGTCAGTGACCCTGGCAGCGGCTCCATCAAGGGTGACATCAACATCGCCACTGGTATCACCATCCTCTCCGCTTCGATCTACGACTCCAATGGCCAGGGGTTGGTGGCGCTCAACGAACTGGATGCCAATGATGATCTCTTCATCTACGAGTCCGGTGACATCTCCACATGGAACCGCTACACGGTGACAGCGCCGCCGACGCTGAACGGCTCGCCAGTCACTTGGGCGACGATCCCGGTGATGTTCGCTGAGTCAGGCCCGCAGCAGTTCACACCCGGCAACAACAAGCCAGTGCTGACCACCTTCCCGATCCGCGGTGAGCCTGGACCACAGGGGCCGATGGGACCGCAAGGCCCGCAGGGATCAGTGGGGCCGCAAGGTCCGATGGGCACGCTGGATGACGACCTGAACGCCATTGCTGCCCACGGAACGACAGCCTACGGCCTCGGGTTCCTC